TTAGGTTTGAAAGACAAGTGATTTGCAATCTTCAAAAAACACTCCCCAATGTAGCGAGGAATGACAGGTTTTACTTTACCTTGAATCTGTGCAATTTCAACGTCTTCACGATACTTGATAAGGGCAGCCAGGAACTCTTTATTATTTACATAATGTTCCGACCTCTTTCTTTTTGCCATAGGTCTTATCATAAGTTTATCTCATAATATGTATGAATTATATCATCTTACTCTGTGCTTGACAAGTTCTTAAATCATGTATAGAATAACTCTGTCAGGGTTGATAAGGAAGGCTTAGCTATTATAGATCTTTATAGATTTTTTCTAGTATCTCTTTAGCATCATTGACTGTGGAGATGAATCCCATCTTTTTACTTAACTTCGGTTGACCAGTTTTATCTGCATTAGATTCTCTAACGAATGATTGGTACATCATAATCATGTCTATGTCAGATGATTCAGACATTGTTATAACATCATCTAACTTAAGCATAAACATATCATCTTTAGTAGTCTTCAACCAAGGTTCTATCTTATATCCAACAACACCAATACGTGATTTAATCTCATTAACAATAACGGGATTAGTAACAATCAATATTGTTCTATCTTCTTCTTCTGAAGCAGCAACCTTAGCAAAAATTTCTTCACCAGATTTTAATTTAAGTGTTGCGTAAAAGTCTTCTTCAATTCCCATGTTTTCCTAGTTGTATTGTGATTATCTCATAATTAAAATTTTCTTCGTTGTAGATTTTAATTCTTTCGATTAGATGATTGAGTGTATAGTTTCTTCTATTTTTTGTTGAACAGTCGTCAGCAATATCATAAAGGATTGCTTTTACTTTGTCTTTTCCCTTTCTAAGAACTCTTCCAATACTTTGAAGATTTCTGACCCTGGACTTACTTGGAGAAGCAAAGATAACATTATGGAGATTCTTAATATTGATGCCTGTAGAAAAAGTTCCATAAGAAGCTACAATGATTGCGTTCTTTTCTTTTTCTGTTATCTCTCTTACTAGTTCTCTTTCCTCAGCATCTACACCACCATGTATAAAAAATACCTTACGGTCATCTCGCTTGTTTTTATTTATCTTATCGTAGAGCACTGCTCCGTGTGCTTCGACTCTACTATAAAGAACAAGAGAGTTCCCTTTAAGATCTAGTGCTAAATTAGTAATAAATTTATTTCTTTGTTCATGGGAAATAAGATATTCAATCTCATCATTGTATGCTTCAAACGTTTGTGGTTTATGTTTGAGGACTAAACATTGTATATCTAGTTGAGAAAGGTGTCCCTGTCTCATTAATTCCTCTGTCCTGGTTACCTTATATGATGGACCAAAGAGTCCTTCTAAGACCCACTTATGCGTCTGTGTGCCGTCTAATGTACCAGTAAATCCAAATCTATATTTTGCATGGTGTAATTTTGTCATTATAGATATTAAAGATTTACTCTTAAATAAATGTGCCTCATCACCAATCACAACGTTATAGTTTTCAAAGAAAGACCTGTCTAAC